GCTTGAAGGTAAATCAGGTGTTGAAGCTCACTTGTTCGGTCAAGTATATAAGTACCTAATGCGTTGCGGTAATAAAGATGAAGAAGTACAAGAGCTAGGTAAAGCTCTGTGGTATCTACAAGCACTCATCAAGTTCAAATCTGAAGGTAAAGTACTGTGAGTGAACACAAAGTAGTCCATTACTTTGGTACTGCAACTTTTCACAAAGTTGAATTTGATGATATTACATTAACATTTGCATCTATTCCACTAGTACTAGATCACCCTAAACTAGGTAGATGCTTTGATGTAAGATCTTCTGTAGTCTGCTCTAATCTAGATGAAGACGGATCATTCTATACAATGAACACTTACTACAAAAAAGCAACTAATGAATCATATCAAAACGGTTAAACGTTTTGTCGCTGGAAGTCATAAGTTCTTCGACATCTATGAATGTACTGTAGATGAAGTTGATACTTATACTTCTAGTACTGGCAAAGCAATGGTCAAGGTGTCCATTGAAGGTAAAGAGTATAATGGTCTCCACAACAAATGGGTCTATGAATATCTCTGTGCCAACGAAGGGCAACCCTCTTTTGTAGTCTTCTGGAAAGCCCCTAAAGGTGATCCTATGGTAGCCTACGTTAAAGAAATCTGGCAGAACCACATTGATGGAACTCCTCAAGAAACTGTATACTTAGCCTCTGATGAAGAAGCGCATATACAAGAAGGTGAGTCGTTCTTATACATGTGGATCAACAAAGACACCGATAAGAAATATATCGGTAAACATCGTGGTAAACCTGATGACGGATATGTGTGTTCATCTGAAAGCTTCATGGCTGAATACAATGAATGCCCATCAAGGTTTATACGAACTATTCTAGCTTATGGTACTGATCAAGAAATGCTTGAGTTAGAAACTATCTTGTTGTTACAACTAAAGACTCGTATGAGTCCTATGTACTTTAATCTGTCTGACAACTTAAACAGGAGTAATTGATGGCGGCTAAACCTAATGCTACAAAGCATGACTTCACTATTAAGTTAGGTGGTCAAAACTATGAGATTCAAATTAGCCCTAGTACTAACTATGGTTGGTTTGAACATAGAGAACTTGGTGACGAATCAGGAGGAGGTTTATGGTTTGATCGTGGAATGTTCTTAATTGACTATGATGGTGTGTATGAACTACCCTCAGAAGTTAAAGATAGCCTAGTCAGGTTTGGTTATATTGATCCACTGGAGGTTGAACAATGGTAATGATTGAAGTTAGTGATGAAGTAGCTGACAGTATTCTCTGTGCAAACTTAAAAGATACATACAATAAAGTATGTGATCCTAAATACGCTAGTAGCTTGTATAGCCTTGACGTATATGAGAATCATATCAGAGTAGAAATGCTTAAAAGAGCAATCAAAAGAGTATACGAATACTATAGCACTGATAAACTTGAATAAAATCAACACAACCACAGTCGGTACCTTATAGATACACACGGAGATCCTATGAAAAAGTATGTTGTAACTTGTTGCTTTGAAATTTTGCATGATGAAGACACAAATGCAGATATCGAAACTTGTATTCATGAACTTGTAAAGGAAGATTTGTTAATCAACATGGCAGGTGAAGGTTTTTATATTGTACAAGTAGAGGAGGTAGCACTTGAATCCTGATAAAGCGTATACAATGTATACAACAGCTGAAGAATGTAATGAGGTCTCTCAAAACATTATGAAGATACTTAGGTTTGGTCTTGATACTGTCTATCCAGCTGATGGTAAAGAAAGTAACCGAGATAAACTTGAGGAAGAAATGGGTCAATTAATGTTTTGTCTTAATCACTTGATATCCGATCTGGATTTAAGTGAAGACAATATCATGAATGCCTATAACGAGAAAGCTAATACATGGTTAAAATGGAAAGCCTATTATGTTAATTGATACAGCACAGGAAGGTGTAGTACGAGTTACTATTGACTTCTTTACCCCATTAACAGATGAACTTGAGTATAAGCTACACTATATCCTTGATAGTATAGCTGAACTTGAATATGACTATGACAGAGAGGTAGAACTTGAAATCGCAAAGTGACTGGGATCTGTTCTATATGCGTATTGCTAACCTTATTTCTCAGCAGTCATACGCAGAAGATCGTAAGGTTGGTGCTATCATTGTCAAAGATGATAACATCATTTCATTCTCATACAACGGTACACCACGAGGAACTAACAATGATACCCAAATACATGAGGTTCTCCATGCAGAGGCTCAAGCAATCGCCAAAGTATCCCGTTCTAATCAATCTACTTTGGGTGCTACTCTTTATAGTACTCTCTCCCCTTGTATTGATTGCGCTAAGCTTGTCTACGCTGTTGGGATTCATCGAGTGGTTTTTAGAGACAATTATAAATGCCTTAGAGGAATTGAGTTCTTAAAATCTCAAGGTGTTATAGTCAATAACACACAAATTCACGAAGCATTCATTGATCCAATGTTGCTGATTAACACAGGACTATACAACAATGACTGAAACAACAGCACTACTTGCAATTAGTTTAGTAGCGTTAGGCGCATACAACTGGCATCTCCATACAATTATTCAAGGGCTTAACGATCAACTCGATAATTTCCTTGAGATGGTCATGGACATGGCTAAAGAACTACAAGAACTTGGGTCACCTAATGTAAAGGTAGTTGATGATAAAATCAAAGAAAACCTATGATAGACCTAAGAATATCCGTGTGACAGTAGCTTGTCTACCTGATGCTGAAAAAGACGTAAGGCAAATGTTCTTTGATTGCCTTAATGATTACAGCAAACGTTTCAAGGTGCCTATCACGGATAAAAAGTTTGTAGTGCATATTTGTTTAGTTGAATATGAAGAAAACTCTAATGAACAGGGTTTAACTATATACAACGACATAGACAGGCGTATTCTCATTCAACTAAGAGACCCACTCTTAAATGATTGGGGTCCAAACCACTTTGTCATGGATAAGTTTGTTAACATTCTTGCCCATGAAATTGTACATGCATGTCAATACCTATGCAATCGTAAGATACCTAAGTTTAATAAACTAAATTACGATAAAAAAGATTTAAGAGAGCAATACTTCTTTGATCCCTCAGAAATGGAGGCTCGAATGCTAGAGGCTCCATACACATCATTCTACGGGAGTATACTCAATGAGTAAATTAAGGCTATGTGTAGACATTGAGACCAATGGTTTCATTCCAGATGTAAATAAAATCTGGTGTCTTGTTGCTGTTGACTCAGACAACGGTAATGTCTATTCATTCTCAGACTATGATGATGAGCTACCAAGCTTATCTGAAGGTCTTGACTTCATATCCAAGGCTGATATCGTCTTTGGTCATAACATTATTGGTTATGATCTGGTAGTACTAGACTATATCCTTGGATTTAAACTACCTGAGACAGTTAAGGTAGTAGACACATGGGTCTTATCCCAACTAAACCAGTATAAGCGTGAGCATAAACATGGTCTAGAGGGATGGGGTGCTAAACTAAACTATCCTAAGCTTGAGTTTACTGAGTTCGATAAGTACAGTAAAGAAATGCTTACATACTGTATCCGAGATGTTGAACTCAACGTTAAGGTATACAAGGTATTAGCTGAAGAAGCTACTAACTTGATTCGTAAATACCCTATGTACAAGAAAGGTATCGAGGTTGAAACAGAGTTTGCCAAGATCGAAGCAGACATCAGGTCTAAGGGCTGGATGTTTGATATGGCTAAAGCTCAGACACTTTTAACAGAGATCAACAACAAGTTAGATGCTATTGAGATGGTACTTGAACCTAAGATTGGAATGAGGTGTATCAAGACAGATGGAAAAGACGAATTCAAAGAACCCGCATGGCGAAAAGACGGGTGCTATACAGTCGCCACTGTTAAACACTTTAATCTACCGCAAGAGTCGGGAAGAACTGAAAGACCTATTGAAGGAGCCTACTGCAGAATCTCTTTTGAACAAGGTAAAGTCGGATCAATCGAAGTAGTTAAAGACTGGTTGTACTCTATTGGATGGGTACCTGACGAATGGAACGTGGAGAAAATCAATGGTAAGTTTGTTAACAAGTCACCTAAGATTACCGAATCTTCTCTTGAGAAGCTCGGTCCTGATGCTATGCTTGTCAGTGAATACTATACTATTAGGAGCCGTAAAGGTATTCTTGAGGGTTGGATCAATGAAGTTAGAAACAGTAAAGACAATCGTTTACATGGTCGCATGTGGACTATTGGTACTCCTACCTTTAGATGCCGCCATGAAGTCGTTGCTAATCTCCCTTCTGTTGACTCTGTATATGGGAAAGAGATGCGAGGACTTCTTATATCCGAAGCAGGAACAACCATTGTCGGTGCTGACTCGGCTGGAAATCAGATGCGTGGTCTTTGCCATTACATACGTAACGATGAATTCACTAATGAGGTAATCAATGGAGATGTTCACCAACGAAATGCAGATGCTCTTGGAACTAGCCGCAAACTTGCTAAGCCTTTTCTTTATGCTTTCCTGTTCGGGGGTGGTGATGGTAAGCTTGGTCTCATACTTACGGGTAAGACGGATGCGAAGACGGGTAGAACTGCTAAAGAAAAGTTTGAGAACTCAATCCCAGGATTAAAGGAACTCAAAGATAACCTGTCAAGTCTATTTGATAAGACAGCTAATACATTCGGTAAAGATAAAGCCTTCATCAGAGGTATCGATGGTCGTATGGTATTTGTAAGCTCTCAGCATCAAGTACTTAACTACCTACTACAGACTGCTGAAGGTGTCAGCTGCAAGGCAGCAGCAGTATATCTAAGAGACAAACTAAAAGAACGTAACATCCCACACTACTTTGTTCTACATTATCATGATGAAGTTGCTGTTGTAACTAAAGATGAGTATGCAGAAGAAGTAGCAGAGCTATCTATTGAAGCATTCACTGAAGCACCTAAGTGGTTTGGTATCGAGTGCATGGGTGGTGATGCACATACAGGTAAAACATATGCAGAGGTACACTGATGATTGAATCAGATGATCAATTCGACATTGCAATTATAGATGCAGATAGTATTCTGTATCAGATTGCTTACATGCAACCATCTCCAGCGTTATGTCGTAAAGCTCTTGACGATAAGTTAAAAGAGATTATGACTAACACTGGAGCTATTGCTGGTGCTGTCTTTATTAAAGGTAAAGACAACTTTAGGTATCAGGTAGATGCCGCCTATAAAGGTAATAGGAAAGATAATATAGAACCTGAGGTTAAAGATCGTATTGAAGACCTATACGAGTACTGTAAAGAGTTTAGTATACAGTCAGATGGTGGTGAAGCAGATGACTACTGTGGTATTGCCGCTGACTTAGCAATAGGTGACAACAAACGTTATATTGTATGCCATATAGATAAAGACCTTGACTGTATTCCTGGATGGCACTATAACTTTCGTAAGGATACAATGTACTACGTTGAACCAGAAGAAGGTTATCGATTCCTTATGATGCAGATCTTAACAGGAGATGCAACAGATAATATCCAAGGCTTAAGAGGTGTTGGACCAAAGACAGCTGAGAAGCTAATCAATGGTGTACCTAATACCCACTTGTGGTCAAGGGTTATTGACATCTGGAAAGAAAAATGTGGTGATAATTGGGAACCTTTCTTCTTGAAATGTGCTAACTGCATATACATTAGAGAAAGTGATGAAGACCTTAAGCCACTATCATTTGAAGAACTAAAGGAAAGATTATCATGGAAGATTACGGACACTGGATTGCCCTCACAGAGCGACCAGCCAACGCCTTCGGATTCATCTATGCAGTCTTTGGACCAACTGGAAGACAATACATCGGAAGAAAGCAACTCATAAGTGAAACATCCAGACTACCTACAGGAGCTAAGCGCAGAGTTAAGACTCGAAGAGAGTCTGATTGGCGAACTTACACATCCTCATGCAGAGAACTACTTGATGATATTGAGCTATACGGACTTGAAGGTTTTACTTTTGTTATCTATGACTGGGTATACGGAAAAGGAATGCTTACATATCGGGAAGTGCAGGAGCAATGGCAATGTGAAGTCCTTTCAAGAGATGAAACAACTGATGGAGAACGTCTCTGGTACAATGGAAACATCGGTGCAGTAAAGTTTTTAAAACCTAAATCATGAAGAAGAATAAACCTATTAAACCACTTGAGAAAGAAATCCCTTCATTGAAGGATGATTTCAAGAATCAATTTAAACGTAAGAAAGAAACCCAACAAGAAGCTAAAGATCGAAGAGAACGTATTAGAGAGTACAAAGACAACAGAGACTGGAACTAATATATGTCAAGGTGGATTCATACCGCTTGCCCTAAGTGCAGCTCATCAGATGCCTTTTCTTATAAAGAAGATGATGAGTTTGGATACTGCTTTTCATGCTGTAAATCAGCACCAACAGACCCCAACTTTAAACCAACAGTTTACCACAAAGAAAACTACGATATGCACACAATAGAGGAGATCAAAGAGTATGACACAAGAGGCTTCCAAGAAAGAGGTATCACAAAACCCGTATCAGCTTACTACGGTGTTAAGGTTTCGTATGCTGAGGATGGTACTATCAGTAGCCATTTTTATCCATATACTAAAGACAATAGTGTTGTTGCCTATAAAGAGCGTAAACTACCTAAGACCTTTATTATTCACGGTGAGTTTAAAGGTGTACAGTTATTCGGTCAGAATGTTTCAACGGGTGGTAAGCGCATTATCATCACGGAAGGAGAGCTAGACGCACTAGCTGTAGCTCAGGCTCAACATGATAAGTATGGTAGGTTCTACCCAGTAGTAGCATTACCCTCTGCTTCTGCAACATCAATGATCCTTGAGCAACGTGAATGGTTACGTAACTTCGATGAAGTCGTATTGATGTTCGATCAAGATGATGCAGGAAAGAAAGCTACAGATCAAGCCGCTAAGATAATTGGCTATGATAAGATCAAGGTAGCAACATTACCTGAGAAAGACCCTTGTGATGTACTAATTAAGCATGGTTCAGCTATGCTAATGAACTGTATCTTTGATGCACGTACATTCAGTCCAGCAGGTGTTGTTAAGGGTGAGGCTATCTGGGAACAGTTCATGCGTAAGAAAGAAACTAATTCTTTGCCTTACCCTGAATGCTTGAAGACTCTCAACGACAAACTGCATGGTCTACGCTTAGGTGAAATTGTATTGTTCACATCAGGCACAGGCTCAGGTAAGAGTACAGTTATTAAAGAGATTGTACTTGAGATCCTAGCTAAGACAACTGATATGATCGGTATGGTGTCACTCGAAGAGTCCATTGGTGACTCTGCTGAGAAGTTTATTGGTATGCAGTTACGTAAGAACCTTACTACAAACAAAGTAACTGAGGAAGAAATGTATGCAGCTCACCAACAAGTGTTCGGTGATGAACGCTTAGTATTGCTTGATCACCAAGGATCTGTAGGTGATGAGTCACTCATAGATAAGCTTGAACACTTAGCCCTGATGGGTTGTAAGTATATTATCCTTGACCACATCACTATTGCTGTGTCTGAGGGTGCTAAAGGTCGTACAGGTAATGAGGCAGTTGACTCAGTCATGAGTGATCTGCTTAAGATCTGTAAGAAGCATAATGTCTGGTTAGGCGTTGTGTCTCACCTACGTAAAGGTGAAAAACCTTTTGAAGAAGGTCACTTGCCAACCATTGATGACATCAAAGGCTCAGGCTCTATTAAACAAATCTCATTTGACATCATTGCTTTCTCACGCAACATGATTGCTGAGACAGAACAGATGCGTAACACAATTAAGCTTCGTGTATTGAAGTCTCGATTCACGGGTATGACAGGTGACTGCGGTAATACTAGGTATGACGCTGACACTGGTCGCTTAATGCAAACCACTTTTGTTGACTTTGAATAAATGAATCCATTAAATTATCTTACTGAACGTGTATCGAAGGTTGTCCCCAACTCAGATAAGATCTACAATGAGGGTGCTCGCCTTCTAGCACACTATCCAACATGGGAATATGAACTTGAAAGATTTATCAACGAGTCTTGGGATACCCTCCTTAGATACTGCATTCGTAACAAGAACGCAACGCATAGCGCCTCTGTTAAGCTCACCTTTGCTTCTGACCTTATCGGAAAAAGAATTGCAAGAGCTATTGGAGCTGACGAACTTGATATCAAGTCAACTTTATCGCTTGGAGATCTTCTTCTCGAAACGTTCCTTCAAGATGGACTGATTGACATCTTCAGGGAATATGCAGGATACAAAGCTCCATACATGGTACGCATTGTTAATCAAGCAGATGATATTAAACCAACATTGATTGGTACATCATTTGAACCTTTGTTACCTATCATGGGTCTATATAGCCCATTAACTAAAGAACCTTTTATTAAGGGCTGGACTAACTCTAAGCTATTCCATGATAACCTTAATAAAACCTTTGTAAGATCTCTTGAGACCCTTCGACAACAATCTTGGAAGCTTAACATACCAGTATTAACTGCTATGCAAGCACAGACTCCTAAAGAAATCCTTGAGTTGATCGATGAAGATGGTGTTGTAAGGGAATACAATATACACCATGAAAACTTAGAGTTACCTAAAAAATTATCTCATACAGATGGTACTAAGTTCCTTGGTAAAAAGGATCCTAAACTACAACGTATGATGAGTAAATACTTTGAGTACATGCAAGTACTTAAGAAGGCTGAAATGATTGGTGAAAGAACTTTCTTTCAAGAAGTATCTTGTGACTACAGAGGTAGAGTATACTATGCAGAATCATTTTTAGAGTTTCAAGGTAGTGATTTAGCTCGTAGCTTGTTTATGTTTGCTAACAAAAAGAAAGTTACTGAGAGAGGTTTATTCTGGATCAAGGTGCATACAGCAGCTTGCTTTAATAAATCATTTATCATCAATGATATACCTAAATACTTCAAGACAGACTATAAAGCTTATCTTGAGGGTGAAGGTCTTGATACTATATCAGTAGACAAGATGACTCTTGAAGATAGAGTTGCATGGGTAGATAACAACATTGAGTTTATCTATGATGTAGCTCGTACTAAGACTATTCATCCTGATGCTGAAAAGTCTTATAGCTTCTTAGCTTGTTGTAATGAATTACTAGGATACAAGAGAGCTAAGATGGAAGGTAAAGACTTTATGTCTGGACTACCTATACCTATTGATGGTAGTAATAACGGATGGCAACACTTAGCGGCTATGTCTAAGGATAAACAAGCTGGTACTCTGGTGTCACTTGTTCCTACACCTATCCAGAAAGACTTCTACGTAGCTGTTGCTAAAGAACTCATTAGTATTATGCCTGAATACTTTGAGATCAAAGATATGCCTATGAAACATATCAGAAAAGGTATAGCTAAGAGAGGCTCAATGACTCGTGCATACAGTGCAGGTAAGATGCGTATAGCAAAGAACATGTACGAAGACTGTCACGTAGAAGGTTATACTGTTAAGTACAACATCACTGAAGACCAGTGTGACGTACTAGCAGGTAACTTAATCAAGGCTATTAATACAGTCTGTGCAGGACCACTTAAGACTACTAAATATCTACAAAAGATAGCTGAACATGAGCTTAATTCAGGAAGAAATAACCTTAGCTGGTTTACCCCTAGTGGTTTTCCTGTTATATATAAAGCCTATCTTCAACATGAACGTAAACAAAGAGGTACTATACGTGGTATTACAG